GAAAAATATTGACATATAATGACCTAATCGTGCAATCAAAACAAGCCTATGCTGAATATCAAGACAAAAAGAATGATGCAGCTAGAATTATGAAAATAGTTGAGGGAATCTAATTATACCCCCCTGTTTTTTGACAGGGGGGATGACATAAGTTTTAAATATTCATTTCTGACAAATGTTTTAAAATAGTTTCACCTACGACCTCACCAAGCCTAACAGGAACAGCATTACCTATTAAACGCGCAACTGTTCTCATTTCAATTTTTACATCATCAGGCCAAAACTCATACTTTTCTGGGAATGACTGTAATAGCGCAGCCTCTCTTAAACTTAATGCTCTATTTTGGACAGGGTGCCCAAAGCGTCCATTCCCATATCCAATACATTGAGTTGTAATTGTCGGTCCAAGTTTATCCCAACACATTCTCCCATATACAGCAGTATATGTAGAACCACTTTCTTTTGTATGACATTTTGCTCTTAGCTCTTCTGGCCAATCACGCCATGTTCCACCAGGTTTTGATGCCATTATTCTTTTTATATTAATATCAGATAATGATGCAGAGCGATGTAGTTTATCTCCAGCGTGAACAGCACCGGCACTAATTTCAGGAAGATTACCGATTATATCTCGCACCGTTTTATAATCATTCTTCTCATGAGTTGGTGGAATTATTTCTATTTCTCCATATTTTGATGCCAATAACACTAATCTTGAACGACTTTGTGCCATTCCATAGTCTGGACAAAACACCACCCCATACCAAACAAAATAGCCATCATTTTTAAGAGACTTAATGAAGTCCTTAAAAACCTTATGATTCACCACTCGGGGAACGTTTTCCATTGTAATAATATCTGGCTTTGCAAATTTAATTTGCTTAGCAAAGCTATAAAGCAAAGACCATCTTTTATCTTTTGAACGTACTACCCCTAATTTAGCACTATTGGTATAGCTTGAAAAAGGTTGGCATGGGGCACAACCAGCCAAAACTCGAACCTTCGCTCCTTCGAAATATTTAACTAATTCGCCGTCCTCAATGTCTGTAACACTTTTCTGGACAAAGAGTGATTTATTATTTGTCTCATAGGCAAATCGACAGGCTGCATCTATATCATAACCTGCAACTACATTAAGCCCCGACTTCTGAAGACCGTGAGTCAAGCCACCCGCGCCACAGAATAAATCAACAACCTTAATCAAGATAAACCTCCTTCTAATGCTGTGGGGATTGTAGCATTGTTCTTTCTCATCATCGATGTTTACTTGATGCTTGATTTGTGAATACAAAATCAAGCATGTCAATCATTATTGTTAGTTTGTTTCAAATCCCGCCCAACCATCAGAAATCGGATATGAAAACGTTTTCCCATCATAATTTACGGTCGCGCCACGCGCCAGCGCCTCAAGCTCCCATCGCTGCGGCCTGATACCGTTCTGAGCAAGGTCAACGCGGATACGGGTAATTTGCATTCTTTCCGACCGGGTCAGCCTAGCGGATGGCGCTATTTCATGTGGTTTTAACGGGCTTCCGTTTCTTTGCTGACGATTTGGTCTTCTCAGGCCGTGTTTTAATGCCCCCCTGAGCCCCCTCACGACCTCCGGGTCATTCCATTCAATAACACCGTCATCTACCAGATTAAGCACTGCTGCGGCGTGTTCAGAAGGCGTGGGAGCCGGTAACGAAGTATCACCACCGGTGAGCTTTCCACAGTTATTGACAGGACTCCGAGGCGCGGCGATGCCGCTTTTTAAAGTCAAAGGCTCAACGACCGGAACTTTCGGCACAATGCGCCAGTCCGTCGTTCTGGTGATATGAATATGACGCGCGCCGAGATGCGGCGCGTAAATGCCGACCACTCTCTCGACTTCTTCCTCGTACTCGTTAACGTCATCCGACGGGCTACGGGCGACCCTGACAGTCTGACAATCGCGCGGGACATTTGCCCCCCCTGCGCGCTGATATACAACGCAAAATCACCACTGTCTGCGCGGCGCGTGCAGCCTCGACGCGCTCGTCAAACTCATCAGCAATGCTGACGCCGCGAGGCAATTTGCGTAGTTCACGGTAAGCCCCCATTGTCGGCAGACCAACCGTTTTAAATTGCGGATGCGCCACGTTGACGCCCATGCGGTAACAGCCGCGCAGTGTCTTTCAGCGGCTGCCGGTATCGTTATGAGCTGACCATCCAGTGCATATCCGTCGATATTTTTTGAGATGTATTTCGCGATATACCCCGCAGCACCGCCCCGGTTAAGGTGTTTCGCCTGAAAACGGTTTCGCGCGGCTCCTCTTTCGTCGCCATCCTCTTTGAGCGCATAGCGACGCATGATTTCGATAATCTGGTTACGCTGGCGTGGATTACAAAAAAGCATCATATGCCAGTGCGGCGTTCCGTCGTGGTGTGGCTCGACGACACGCAAACCGTAGACCTGTAAATCATTATCCTTGAATGCCGTGCGCATCAGGCTCCAGATACGGCAGAGATAACGCTGCGCATCCTTTGGATTAAATGCCTCATCATTCCAGCCGTGATTAAGCTGGACGGTTTTACTTTCGCCTTTTCCGACCTGACGTGTCGGGTGATACTTTGACGGCGTGGTCAGCGTGATAAACATCCCCACATCACCCTCTGCGGCGGCGTAACGCTCAATACCGGCAATGGTGTTCATCAGCTCCATCCGGCGAATTTCAGGATTAGAAATACTGCCCATCACCTTACTGATAAGGTCGATGCGCTCGCCGGTTTCCCTGTTTTCAAGGTCACACGATTTAAGAAATTCCAGATTTGCCTGGCGGCGTGCACGCACATCACGAATGGCATGTTTACTGGCATAAGGAGAGCGGTCTTTATTCACCTCCCCGACAGCAATCAGTAACGCCTCATGCCAGCGCATACGCTGGCCTTTAAGCTGATGAGTCCACCACTCATCGTTAAACAGACGGGCAATGGCAGAATATGCCTGCCTCGTGGTCATCTGTCCTTTACGGTATTTTTTCCAGTAGAGAGGGGAAATATTGAAAGCACGTGCAGCGCCAGCAACATGACCATAGAGGTGAGCCTGCGCCTCATCCGTAAACAGCGATTCTTTTTCGCCATGTGCATCAACCCAGGCATCGCAGAGTTCCTCATACATCATGAAAAGCTGCGATGAGATACGGGCGGCAAACTTTTTCAGCTCCTTGTCATTCATTCCCGGCAGGCGCGCATAGTGGTCACGCTCTGCCAGAAACAGCAACGACGCGTCGGTGTTCATTTCATGGCGCTGATTCACACGCTCAATGCGCGGCCATAAACGACGCTGAAAAGTGGATGTGAGGAAATAAAACCCGTGCACCGGGCTTTTATTGCGCCGGATGTAGTCATAGCGTGAAGTAAACAGCGAGCGCAAAAAGTAAGGCAGGCGGTTAATCGTGGATAAAACACCTTGCACCTGACGCATCTCGTCACGTGTAAGGGGTCTTTCGCGCCCGAGGGCCTCGCGTGGCGCGTTCCATGCATAAGCACCGGTAAACATCTTACCGGTGCCTGCGGCAAATGCTGACGGAGGGACAAAACGCCCGGAGGCTTTAACGGCCATATGAGCCAAAAGCCTCTGAACAACGCTTGCTGAGTTGCTCAACCTGCACGTTTAAATCAGCAAAAGACTTTGCGCTTCCGGTCAGAATATCGTGATGCATCAGGCCTGAAACGAGCTGGCTTAATTTCGGATAATAACCAACCACCGCCAGCCATTCCTGACCGGCGTTTTTACCGCTTTCCGCTCTCTTTTTCTCGTGGAGAATAAACTGAAAGCTGTCACTGGTAACGACATAACGTTCGCCAATTTCAATACGAATACTCATGCCGTTCTCCGGTAATGTTTGTTTTTTGCTTCAAAGACTGACTGACAGGAAACACAACGCGTGGCTGACGGTAAGCCGCACGACGGGCAGCAGGTATTGGCGCGTCACACTCTTCGCAAACCAGGCAGAAGCACCGCAATGTTTTACCCTTGCCGCGTTAATCTGGCGCTCCAGTAATTCAGCCTGTTGTTCCTGAATAAAATCTACGTTGTCCGGCATTACCAGTTCCTTTTGTCGTTAAGTTTTTTAAATTCATCAGCGCAATAGCTGGCAATTTCTGTCGTTAATTTCGTCAGTTCATCCACGGAGGAGATTCGCTTGTGAAATACAGCGCGTTTAACAAGTAAATTGACCACATCAGACAGGAGGTTTAATTCATTCTGATAAATCGCGATAACAGACTCAGTTATTTCGCGTTTTTCTTTATCAAGACCAAGTTGAATAAGAGACAAATCACCATTTTTCATAACGGCGATTTTTAAGGCGTTATTCAGTAATACAACTGAACGAGAACAGGACATCAAAGCACCTCCCCGCGAGACAATCCGATATTGTGAAATTTTTCCGACTCCTGACTGAGCAGCTCGACTATCTCCACGCGGGATAACTCCGCCTTTGTGATGTGGCGAATCATGGCGTCAAGATGAGAAGAAAAGCGCGTCGCTGCATCGGCCTGTGCTTCGGTTCTGGCCTGTTGCAGCAGTAATGCGTATTTACCGCACTGATTTTCAGAAACTGTATGCATGACTTTCTCCAGGCAAAAAGAAGCCCCGCACAATTAAGTGCGTTAAAAACTCTGGTTAATTACTTAATGCAGATATTGCTCTGGTTTTACCGATGTCAGAATTGTCGGTGCATACTCAAACAGACTGAATAATTCACGTAATGCACGGAATAAAGCATCACGCCAGTAACATGATTCTTCATTAATTCGCCAGTATGGCTGGTTGAATTCTTTTTCTGTCAATCTGGCATGCATAAATAAAGTACGCCGCTGACTGACTGTTAAAAAACTAATATATGCATACTCACTTGCACCGACCTGACGGCGTTTTGAGAATGCCCCACGCAATTCATCAATTGCACAAACCAGCCGTTCACGTTCGACATCGTTCATTTCTTCGAAACGCATCGTTGCGTGACGTTGTTTTAACTGCGCATGGAAGCAAACCGTTAGCCGTTCACGTTCCATCATCTGATTATAATAATCACATGTCTCCTGCCAGCGAGGGACGGCCAGATGCTTACCAATTATCCGGCGCATAGCTGCTGGCTGTTTTTCGACGAGATTAAGTGTCATCACTGTCATTTCCAGACCCTCCGGCTTTTCAGAAAGGTCAGAGCCTTTTTTAACGGACTCTGTTTTTTGGTGCGGATAATGATTCCCTTACGCCCCTTACCGTGGGTGATGGTGAAGTCAATCGCCCTGGGGCTTTCGTTACGCAGTAACTGAGCAATACAACGAGGTTCATTCATACGGTTCTCCTTAACGTGGTTCACCGAGACCTAACCACATCAACCAGCCGTCACGAATCTCTTTAGGGCGGCTTTCATAAGCCAGTTTTAGTCCGTTATTCCATGCCGGAAGGTATACCCAATATTCACCTGCACGACCTGAAGCTGATTGTGGATCGGTCATATCAATTACAGGCAGCTTTCCTTTATCGATCATCCGACGAACCGCTCCTGTCGATTTTCCTATTAGTTTTGCGAACTCCTGATAAGGAATCGCATCAGTCATGAGTGTTACTTGCTTGCTCATGTCGTCCTCCAGCCCTCATGAATTGCGTTTAATGCCTTATAATGCCTTTTAGTGCACACATCCAAGCACTAAACAATCTACATCTAAACTAAATACTATTGAGATCTAAACACCATGTCAAACACGATAAGCGAGAAGATAGTCTTAATGCGAAAATCAGAGTATTTGAGCAGACAACAACTTGCTGATTTAACAGGGGTTCCGTATGGCACGCTGAGTTACTATGAAAGTGGTCGTTCAACACCTCCAACAGATGTCATGATGAACATCCTGCAGACCCCACAATTCACCAAATACACTTTATGGTTCATGACCAATCAGATCGCTCCTGAGTCCGGGCAAATTGCGCCCGCTCTCGCACACTTTGGGCAAAACGAAACAACGTCGCCCCACTCCGGTCAAAAGACTGGTTAACAATTCATCGTGAATATATTCATCACAAGTGCCTACTATTGGTGGCTAAATTTCAGCCACCACGAAAAAAGCGATTAGTAGTCGCCAAAAAACACACCACTCGGAGGGTTTTCTGATGGCAATCAAAAAACTCGATGATGGTCGATATGAAGTGGACATCCGCCCTACTGGACGTAATGGAAAACGCATCCGTAGGAAGTTTGATAAGAAAAGCGAAGCTGTCGCTTTCGAGAAATACACGTTGTACAACCACCACAATAAAGAATGGCTATCAAAACCAACAGACAAGCGACGTCTGTCGGAGCTGACACAGATCTGGTGGGATTTAAAGGGTAAACACGAAGAGCATGGGAAATCTAATCTTGGAAAAATTGAAATCTTCACAAAAATAACGAATGACCCATGCGCATTTCAAATTACGAAATCGCTTATCAGCCAGTACTGCGCCACCCGAAGAAGTCAGGGTATTAAACCTTCGAGTATCAATCGTGATTTAACATGTATTAGCGGCATGTTTACAGCCCTGATTGAAGCGGAGTTATTCTTTGGTGAGCACCCTATCAGAGGAACAAAAAGGCTTAAGGAGGAAAAACCAGACACAGGCTATCTCACGCAGGAAGAAATTGCCTTACTGCTTGCTGCTCTTGACGGCGACAATAAAAAGATTGCGATTCTTTGCCTGAGTACTGGGGCACGTTGGGGAGAAGCAGCTCGTTTGAAAGCAGAAAATATCATCCATAACCGCGTCACGTTTGTTAAAACGAAAACAAACAAACCACGCACCGTCCCGATCTCAGAGGCTGTTGCCAAAATGATCGCGGATAACAAACGAGGTTTTTTATTCCCTGATGCTGATTACCCTCGCTTCAGACGAACAATGAAAGCAATAAAACCGGATTTGCCAATGGGGCAAGCCACACATGCACTAAGGCACAGCTTTGCCACTCATTTCATGATTAATGGAGGAAGTATTATCACGCTACAACGGATACTAGGTCACACGCGGATTGAACAAACTATGGTTTACGCTCATTTTGCGCCAGAGTACCTTCAGGACGCCATTTCTCTTAATCCGCTAAGAGGTGGTACTGAGGCCGAGAGTGTCCACACAGTGTCCACAGTAGAGTAACGTTTAAGGGCTTTCAGTGGTAATTTATGCCGCTCAAACCCGCATTGTACCGTTGAAAGCCCCTACTGGTGACACCCTAAATCTCCCTTACACGGGCTTATTTTTTTATGCATAAGCCCTATCTCTGGTAACCGTCTTCCATTGACCACATCGATAGAATCTCCCTTCATAGCACGATGCCTTTCACGTAACGGCATCGTGCTCGCACAGGTTCCGGCTAAGCACAACCAGAACGCGCATGTTTGACGCTTACCAAAAAATATTCTCACTCTCCACATTTGAATGTCAGACGAGCGACGCCATGTAATCCTGCACCTTCTGTCTTCAGGTCAACTATCTGCATTTTTTTGCCCTGAGTAACACAGAAATGGGCTGCATCATTTTTTACTATATTTTCTGCACCAGATATTCTGCCCCTGGCTAAAGAAGCTTCGGCTTCGGTGTAGTATTGGTTATCGAGTTTACGCTGAATATTACTTTTATATGCAAAACCAAATTTACCGATACTTGTCTCATCATTATGCACAGCACAACCAGACACAATAAAAATACTAATTAATGATATAGCAGCTATCTTTTTCATCTCACCTTCCCCCATTAAATACCAACGACACTCTCTAGTGTTTAAATATAATAATGGCATGATTATTATAATTGAATAGGATTATAATAAATGTTCTGTACAACATTTCCTACATAAGTAGGAATTACGGACATTGAGGCCCTTCAGGGTAACTCCATGGGGGCTTTAATATATTTGGA